AGCCGCTGGGTCAATGAGCCGCTGACCCCGGGCCGCCTCGTTAAGCACATCGAAGGCGGCCTGCCGAGGGGCTGCTGCCCGATCAAGGCCGGCGAGAGCACCTGCACCCTGGCTCTGCTCGACCTCGACAGCCACAAGGGCGCCGTGACCTGGGCCGGCATGTCCGAGGTCGCGCGACGGATCACAGACGCCTGCAGCATGGAAGGCGTTACCCTGATCCCGTTCCGATCAAGCGGCGGCAAGGGCATGCACCTGTTCGCCCTCTGGGACGCACCGCAGGACGCCTACAGCGTCCGCCAGTTCTTCGTCGGTATGCTCGCCGCCATCGGCATGGCCAGCGGCACCAAGGGCGTGCAGGACGGCGAGATCGAGGTGTTCCCTAAACAGAACAGCGTGCCGGCCAACGGCTATGGGAATCAATTCATTCTGCCGCTGGCAGGCGCCTCGGAGCCGCTTGACTTCCTGTTCGAACCACTCGGGCGCCACGCAGTCTGTGATCTGCAGTGGCCCCTCAGCGACCCTGTCCCCGTCGTTACGAAGCCCGAAGCCCCGGTCTTCACCGGAGCCCTCACCCAAGATTTCAAGCAGCTGCAGGCCCATCTGGCCGCCATCCCGAATGCAGAGGGCCAAGAGCTGGACTATGACCAGTGGCGCAATGTCATCTTCGCCATCCACCATGAAACCGCCGGGTCCGATGATGGTCTGGCCCTGGCCCACGAGTTCAGCTCCCGCTCGAGCAAATACGACCCCGACCTGCTTGATAACAGGATCTGGCCCTACATCACCAGCGACCGCGACAGCGCCATCACTGGCAAGACGATCGGGTTCATGGCCCGGGAGCACGGGTATGTAGAAGACGTTACAGATGACTTCGACGTTGTTCAGGAAGACGAGACGTTCACGGATCGCGAACTAGGCAAGAAGTTGAACAAGTTCCAGCCGATCCACGCGGCCGAGTTCGCCATCCAGACGCCCACACACTGGCTGGTCAAGGGCATCCTGCCCGCGGGTGGTGCCAGCCCCACCATGGCCGTGATGTACGGGGCCAGCGGATCAGGTAAATCATTCCAGGCCACGGACATGGCCTGCGCGATCGCCCGGGGCATCCCGTGGCGTGACTGCCGGACCACCAAGGGCCGGGTGGCCTACATCTGTGCCGAGGGCGCCGGCGGCTACCGCAAGCGTCTTCAGGCCTATGCCATCCACCACCAGATCAACCTGACCGAGCTAGACGTGTGGGTCATCCCTGCGGCACCGAACCTGCTGGAGGGCGACGACGTCCGCGCGCTGATCCATGCCCTGCTGTCTATTGGGCCCCTGGCCCTCGTGATCGTGGATACCCTGGCCCAGGCCACGGCCGGCGGCAACGAGAACAGCGGCGAGGATATGGGCAAGGCTATCGGCCACTGCCGTACGATCAGTGAAGTCCTGCACTGCCTGGTCATGCTGGTCCACCACAGCGGCAAGGACGACAGCAAGGGCGCCCGCGGGCACTCCAGCCTGAAGGCCGCGGCCGACACTGAGCTGGAGGTGGTACGGGCGGAAGACAAACGCGCGATGCGGGTCAGCAAGCAGAAGGACGGCGAAGACGGGCAGGACATGGGCTTCAGACTGGTCGTGGTGCCTGTCGGTGAAGACGAGGACGGGGACGTCATTACGAGCTGCGTGGTGGCACACAACGACGACACGGTCGAGAGTGTCCTGAAGACCAAGGCCCTGCCACCGGCAGATACCGCGGTTTACGACGCTGTTGCCGCACTGATCATGCTGGACGGTAGCGGCGGGGCGGGCATCACACACGTGCATGACACTCTCAAGGCACAGCTCGGGATGACAGCCGGAGGGGTACGCAAAGAGGTGGCCGCCCTTGTTACACGGGGGCTCCTCACCCTCACCTCCGGGATCTACCGACTCCCGGAGGGCGATCTGTAGCAGCTACAACAAGTCCAACCCATACGCCTTGACGAACGCCTTGTGGGCGGGCGTCTCGGCGTAGTGATCGAAGTCCCCCTTCAACCAGTTGGCCGGCGTGGGCACCACCCGCTCACGCGGGGCGTTGTACCGCGCCATGTCTCTTGCGGCCTCGTCTTCGTACAACACAACCATCCACTTGGTGCCGTGCTCCGCCAGGTACCACGCATCGCGGGCATCCGAGTACAGGCCTATTTCAGCGTTGGTCATGTCTTCGGGGGCGTCATAGCGCTTCTGCCACCGGTCGTACTCCGCCCGCAGCATTGCCTTGCTCGGGCCGGCGGGTGCCGTGTCGGGGATCGGTGGCGCGAAGGCCGTGTTCGAGGCCAGCACCTTCTGGAACCGGGCGAGCTTCAAAGCCGGGATCTCGATTTTTCCGGTCTCCCACCGGTTGAACGTCTCACGAGTCACGCCGATCGCAGCCGCTGCTTGCTGCTGCGTGAGGCCTGCATTAATACGCAGCCACTTGATGTCTACGATTTCAGCCATTTTGCAATCCTTTCAGAATCAATGGGTTAGGATGTCACATTTTTAGTGATATTAAGCATTTGCCATATGTGACATGTCACTAGAATGTCACTCACTATATTATCACCTGAACATCACTAGTATGCAACTATTTTGTCACTAGCCTGCCACGCTCCCGGTCTATTCGACGGTGTGTGATCAATTGGCTAGGGAGAGTACTGTGGTACTCCCCGCCAAATGTCACACCACCTAGACCCACGCAAATGTCACATCAGGGAATTGGCGTTTTCGGTTTGACGAAGGTTTACAAAAAACCACGCGCTGCCGGAAGAGCAGCACCTCGGGCTATCGTTCGCTGTTCGCGAATAACGAATGGGTCTGTAGAACATTCTACAAGCGACAAGCTACGCGGACTTCGGTATAAGTCGCCCGCATGGCTACTGCAGAACAACTCACTGTCGCGAAGCACAACCTGTTCTTTGCCGGGCTGGCAAAGCACGGGCAGATAACTCGTGCCGCGAGGGACGCGGGCATCCACCGGGTGACGGTCTACAACCTGCGCGACAGCAACCCCGAGTTCGCCACCCGCTGGTCCGAGGCCTTGGACGCCTACGCCGACAGCCTCGAAGCGGCGGCCCACCAGCGGGCCGTGGAGGGCACGGACAAGGGCGTCTATCACCAGGGCGTGCTGATGGCCACCGAGAAGCAGTACAGCGACAGCCTGTTGCTCGCCATGTTGCGCGCCAAGCGGAAAGAGTATGGGGAGAAGTCGAAGGTGGAGATCACCGGCGCCGATGGGGGCCCGGTGCAAGTTGAGGAAACCCCCACGCAGATCGCTCGCAAGATCGCGTTCGCCCTGGCCTTGGGCCTGCGAGCAGCGAAAGAACAGACTGCCGATGACGGCAGTGACCTCGCATGACGGCCGCCAGTCCGACACTGGTATCCCGCTGGCATGACCGGCGACACTAGCGAAAGGGAATACCATGTCTCGCATCCTCAACAGCATTGACAGCAACATGATCGGCCGCGATACCGAGGGCCGTCTGGCCTCGCGCCACGGCTTCCGCTCGGGCGACCACGGCAAGCAGATCGACCTGCCGTCCGTGAAGACCGTCAGCTTCTTCGACGACTTCCTGGGCGACGTGATCGCTGACCAGTGGGATCTGCAGGAGGGCACCGACTCCGCAACTGGCGCCGCAGCGATCCTGGCCGGCGGCATCGGCGGCGTTCTGCGAGTCACCACCGGCGACGCCGGCACTGGCCTCGCGGCCGACATGGAGCAGCTGACCACCGGCCTGCAGTGGCAGGCCAGCAACGGCGGCCTGACGTTCCAGACCCGCGTGAAGCTGTCCGCCATCACGACCTGCTACGCGTTCCTCGGCTTCACCGACCTGGCCGCGTCCCTCGAGGCCCCGATCGAGTCGGCTGCCAGCGCGAACACGCTGACCAGCAACGCGACCAATGCCGTCGGCTTCATGTTCGATACCCGCATGACGGCCGACACGTGGTGGCTGGTGGGCGTCAAGGCTGATGCCGACGCGACCGCGCAGAACACGGGCTATGCACCGGTGGCCGACGACTATGCGACGTTCCGCATCGAGCTGACCAGCACTGGCGAGGCGGACTTCTTCTACAACGGCGTGCAAGTCGGCACCCGGATGTCCGCAGCCATCACCGCGGCGACCGACCTGACCCCAACGCTGAACTTCAGCAAGACCAGCGTTGCCGCTTCGATGACCGCCGAGATCGACTACGTCCACGTGTCGATGCTGCGCGGCCCGGACGGTGACAACGTCTAACCAGCAGTGACTGCCCGGCCCTTCGGGGTCGGGCTTTTCCATACATGGACCTGAACGAAATCCTTGCAGCACTGAACGCCCTGCCGAAGTCGGAGCAGGATGCAATGCTCGCCGATGCCCGCAAGGCGACTGGCAATGCTCGTTGGATGCCGAACCCCGGGCCGCAGACCGAGGCGTTCTTCACGGACGCGGACGAGCTGTTCTATGGTGGGCAGGCCGGCGGCGGCAAGTCGGACCTGGAGATTGGTGCGGCGATCACTGCGCACCACCGCAGCCTGTTGCTGCGCAGAACGAACAAGGAAGCGCTGGGACTGGTCGAGCGGATGGCTGAGATCATCGGCGATCGTGACGGCTGGTCCGGGCAGCAGGGCATCTGGCGCCTCGAAGACAGCACGGTCGAGATCAGCGGCTGCCAGTTGGAAGATGACAAACAGAAATTCAAGGGCTCGCCCCACGACCTGATCTGTTTCGACGAGGTCAGCGACTTCAGCGAGTCGCAATACACGTTCATCATAGGCTGGAACCGCAGCACGAAGCCGGGGCAGCGCTGCCGCGTGATCGCAGCAGGCAACCCGCCGACGCGGCCCGAGGGCCTCTGGGTGCTGAAGCGCTGGGCTGCATGGCTTGACCCGAACCACCACAACCCTGCCGAACCGGGCGAGCTGCGCTGGTACACCACCGGCGAGGACGGAACCGAGATAGAGGTCGAAGGCCCGGGGCCGCACGTGATCGGCGGCGACCTCGTGACTGCACGCAGTCGTACGTTCATACCCGCTAAGCTGTCAGACAACCCCGACCTCGAAGCCTCTGGGTACGCAGCCACACTGGCCGCCCTGCCCGAGGAACTGCGAGCGGCGTACCGCGACGGCCGGTTCGATGCTGGCCTGAAGGATCGCGCGTACCAGGCGATCCCGACAGCCTGGGTGCGGATGGCGCAGGAACGCTGGACCCCGACGCCTCCCGATGGCGTGCCGATGTGTAGCATGGGCGTCGATGCGTCCGGGGGCGGCACGGACCCGATGATCATCGCCCCACGGTTCGACAGCTGGTTCGCACCGATTATTCGCGTACCGGCGAAAGAGATCCCGATCGAACGAGCCGGCGCCTACTGCGCTGGTATCGTCGTGAGCCACCGCAGGGACAGCGCCACCGTCGTGGTGGATCTGGGTGGCGGGTACGGCAGCAGCATGTACGAGCAGCTATATGCCAACGGTGTCGAGCCGGTGGGCTACAAGGGCGCGGCAGAAGCGCGCGGGCGGACACTGTGCGGCAAATTCAGATTCAACAACACACGCTCCGCAGCGATCTGGAACTTTCGCGAGGCGCTGGACCCGGGGCAGCCGGGCGGCTCGTCGATTGCACTGCCGCCCAGCGCCACTCTGCTGGCCGACCTGACAGCGGCGACCTACGAGCCCGACAGCAAGCTGATCAGCGTCGAATCGAAGAAGAAGGTCTGCGAACGGCTGGGCCGCAGCACCGACGAGGGAGACGCGGTCGTAATGGCCTTCTATCGAGGCATTAAACAAATCAATTTACCAGGCGGGTTTAAGGAGTACAATGCGCGCAGGCGGAAGCCTACCGTTGTATTCGGCCACGCGCAGACTCGGAGGTAGCACCATGGGATCACTGTTTGGCGGAGACGCCCCCACACCGCAGCCCCTGCCTATCCCCGAGGCACCCAAAGCGACGCCCATGGTCGATGACGCAGCGATCGCCCGCAAGAAGAAGAAGCTGATCGCCGCTAATCAACAGCGCGGTGGCCGGCAGAGCACCATCCTCTCAGACCTCGGCAGCTCGGAGACCCTGGGCTGATGTCCTGCATCAAGCCCCTCGTCGATCAGTGCAACCACTTGTTTGACAAGCGGTCGCCGCTGCTGTCCCTCTGGCAAGAAATCGCTGAGAATTTTTATAGCGAGCGTGCCGATTTCACGACCTGCCGTAACGTAGGTGCGGAAATGTCGGCAGGCCTAATGTCATCCTACCCGGTAGTCGCGTGCCGCCAGCTGGGAGACGCCTTCGGCGCTATGCTGCGCCCCACGGCGAAAGAGTGGTTCCACACCCGCACCAACAGGCCCGATCGCGAGGACACGACTGACAAGCAGTGGCTCGAATGGGCGGGCAAGTTTCAGCGCAATGTCATGTACGACAAGCGCGCACAGTTCTCCCGCGCAACGAAGGAAGCCGACCACGACTTCGCCGCCTTCGGGCAGGCAGTGATCAGCGTCGAGATGAACCCGGGGCGTGATGGCCTGCTGTTCCGCTGCTGGCACCTGCGCGACGTGGCCTGGATGGAGGACTACACCGGCCAGATCACGACGATCTACCGCCGGTGGAAACCGACCGTGTCCGATCTGTGCGCGATGGCGGACAAGAACCCGAAGACATTCAGCGTCTCGCAGAAGGTGCGCGAGAAGCGGGTCAAAGACCCGTTCGCCGAGGTCAATGTCATCCACTGCATCAAGCCCGCGGACGAGTACGCGGTCATGGAAGGCGGCAAAGAATTCAAGCAACCGTTCGTGTCCTGCTTCATCGACACGGACCACGACCACGAGATGGAATGCGTCGGCAGCTGGACGTCACACTATGTGATCCCGCGCTGGAGCACGGTCAGCGGTTCGCAGTACGCGCACAGCCCGGCCATCGTCGCAGCCCTGCCTGATGCGCGACTGCTACAGAGCGTCACGCGCACACTGCTGGAGGCCGGCGAGAAGGCCGTCAACCCACCCATGATCGGGGTGCAGGAGGCGATCCGCAGCGACTTGGCGATCTATGCCGGCGGCTTCACGGTGGTGGATGCCGAGTATGACGAGCGGCTCGGCGAGGTGCTGCGCCCCCTGAACATCGACACCAAAGGCCTGAACTTCGGTATGGAATGGGCCGGCGACCTGCGTGTGCAGCTGTCGGACGCGCTGTACCTGTCGAAGCTGAACCTGCCGCCGGTGGGGGGTCCGGACATGACCGCGTACGAGGTCGGACAGCGCGTGCAAGAGTTCATCCGCAACGCGCTGCCGCTGTTCGAGCCGATGGAGCAAAACTACAACGGTCAGCTGTGTGATCAGGTGTTCGACCTGCTGCTGCCGAACGTCCCCGAGTTCCGGGCCTCGATACCGCGGCACCTCGCGGGGGCGGAGGTGGATTTCCAGTTCGAGTCCCCGTTGCGCGACGCCATCGAGAAGGTCAAAATTGGGCAGCTAACCGAAGCGTCTCAAATTCTGGCAGCCGCGATGCAGCTCGACCCGAGCGTGGCGCTCATTGTGGATAATCACAAGGCAGTACGGTCCGCGCTGGAGGCCGCCGTCCCTGCGGACTGGCTGCGCACCGACGCGGACGTACAGAAGATGGCGGCAGAGCAAGCCGCACAGGCGCAGTCGCAGCAACTGCTCGCCACCATGCAACAGGGGGCCGATGTCGCCAAAACTTTGGCCGAGAGCGGGACCATATCCGGGAGGCTGCCAAATGCTTAAATCATCCGGGATATATCAGATACGCAATACGGTTAACGGCGAGGTGTACGTTGGCAGCGCTACGTCTTTGCGGCGCCGGTGGTATGAGCACCAGTCCTGCCTACGGCGTGGAGTGCACCACGCGGTAACGCTGCAGCGCTCTTGGAAAAAGAACGGGGAAGTCGCGTTTGTTTTCGAGCCGCTTTTAGTGTGCGCCAAGGGCATGCTGCTTTTTTACGAGCAGCGCGCAATAGACGTGCTCCGCCCCAAATACAACATGTCCCGTACGGCAGGCAACTGCCTGGGGGTCAAGCATTCGGACGAGACTCGCGCCAGAATGTCGGCGGTAAACAAAGGCAAAAAGATAACACCCGCGCACCACGCCGCCATGCTCGCGGGGCGCATAGGCACGAAGAACACGCCGGAGCACAACGCGAAGATAGCTGCCGCGGCCAGGGGGCGGCCCTGCTCCGCCGAGACGAAAGCAAAACTGGCAGCGCACAACGCCGGGAAGGTGCTGCCGCTGGAGACCCGCGAAAAGATATCCGCGGCCTTGAGGGGGAAGCCCCACAACACCCCGAGCGGACCGCTATCCACGGAGCACAAGGCCCGCATCTCCGCTGCGATCACCGGTATCCGGCGCAGTCCGGAAACACTCGCTAAGATGCGGGCCGCAGCAAGCGCTCGCGTCCGTGCGTGGAAGACCGCGATAGCCGTTTTTGCCACCGCAGGTTTTTGGGCGCGAGCCGCTGGAGGCGTGATATGAGCGCCCGCCAACCCGCACGCCAAGTCGTCCAACGGGCTATCGAGCCGTGGGCGGCATGCGAGGTCACACCCTACACAGCGCTGGCCGTGCGCGCGATGCACGCCGGCAACGCGAGCGAGGATCAGCAGAAGTCGTTCATGGTCTGGCTGAACACGATCGCCAGCCCTCTGATCGGCATTGGCTGGTCCCCGGATGACGAGCGCATCAGCAGCTTCCTGGCTGGGCGCCGCTTCGTGGCGCTGAAGATCGCCGAGATCCTGAAGACAAACCCCGATTTCTACAACCAGAAAGGTACTGACAAATGAGCGAAGGCGCAAACCCGGCCACCCCGGTTGATCCGGCCCCGGTAGCAGCTCCGGCAACCCCAGTCCCCGCTGCGCCCCCGGCGCCAGCAGGTGGCGTTCCTGATCCGGCCCCGAGCCCCGCTCCGGCTGCTGGCGACCCGCCTGCCGATCCGGCAGCCGGCAGCACGTGGCCCGAGGACTGGCGTCAGCAGTACAGCACCGACCCGAAGATCGTCAAGCAGCTTGAGCGCTACGCGACCCCGAAGGCCGCGCTTGACGCGCTGTTCGCCGCCCGTGCGAAGATCAGCAGCGGCGAACTGAAGACCGCCCTGAAGCCCGACGCGACCGCTGAAGAGCAGGCCGCGTGGCGCGCGGACAACGGCATCCCCGAATCTCCGGACAAGTACGAGCTGTCCCTGCCCGACGGCCTGGTGATCGGAGATGCAGACAAGCCGATGGTGGACGAGTTTCTGGCCACCGCGCACGAGAGCAACATGCACCCGAGTCAGGTGAACAAGGCCCTGGGCTGGTATTTCGCGAAACAAGAAGAAGCCCGGGAAGCCCAGGAAGCCCGTGACGCGGACAAGCGAATCGCGTGTGTCGACGCCCTGCGTGAAGACTTCGGGCCCGAGTACAAGAAGGACGTCAAGATCGCGATGGCTGTGCTGGACAGCGCACCGCCCGGCATCAAGGACAGCTTTCTCGCTGGCCGGTTGGCCGATGGCACGCGTCTGGGCGACAGCCCCGAGGTGATCCGCTGGTTGAACACGGTGAGCCGCGAGCTGAACCCGATTGGCACAGTCGTGCCAGGATCTGGCACGAACGCAGCGCAGGCCGTCGAGTCCGAGATCAACGGTCTCAAGAAGATGATGGGCGACTACGAGTCCGAGTACTACAAGGGCCCGAACGCCGCCAAGCACCAGGCGCGGTACCGCGAGCTGGTGGCCGCACGTGACGCAACCCCGAGAGGACGATAACCATGACCAAGAAAGCCGCTGCCCCCAAGAAAGCCGCTGCCCCCAAGAAAGCCGCTGCCCCCAAGAAAGCCGCTGCCCCCAAGAAAGTGAGGCCGGTGGGCGACGCTACCGAGCGCGCCATGGGCGCCAAGTTTCCCAAAGCGTACACCGGCAAGTTGCTGATGCTGCGCAAAGCACTGAAGAAAGGACCGCGTCATGGCTGATACCGTAACCACCAAAGTCATCGAGGACTATGCCAAGTCCGCCTACTACACGGTCCATCTGACCGGCATCTCGGACGGCACCGGCGAGTCGAACGTCGTCAAGATCGACAAGTCCGCGATCGAAGTGGCGCCGGACAACGCGGAGCCGGCGGCTATCGACATCCTCGCCGTCGAGTGGAATAACCAGGGCTTCAGCTACGCGAAGTTCAGCTGGGACCACGATACCGACGAGACCGCTCTCGTGCTGCCCGGCGGCAGCGGCGGGGCCCGCACGTTCCAGAAGTCCAAGAGCGAGTGGTACCTCAAGGACGGTCGTGGCGCGGGCGGTACGGGAGACCTGCTGCTCACCACCGTGGGCATGGCGTCTGGCGCGTCGTACGACATTACGTTGTACTGCGCAAAGGCGAACGACTGATGTACGGGCCGCGGGACTTTCGCCGCAAGAAACTTGCGGCCGAAACCAACCAGGTCTTGGGTAGTGGGGGCCCACAAGCATTGCTCGATGGCTCCTCGGTGTTCGTGCCCCTCACCCACACCGCCGTCCCCACTCGCGCCGCCACCGGCACCACAGCCACCTTCACCCGCGCCACCACAAAGACGTGGCAGAACAATGATGGCTATCTAGTCACAGGTGTAGCGGGTGAGATTGGGTTTGTTGGGGCGCGGAGGGTGAGGAATCTTCTGACGTTCACAGAAGATTTCAGCAATGCTGCATGGGTTAAACCGACCGGATGCACAATAGGGTCAAATGTTGTAGCCAACCCAATAAATGGCGCGTTGACTGCTGATAAAATTATTCCGCCCGTTTCTGCATCATTTCATTCTGTTTACCAATCTTATTCGTTATCTGGTGCCACACACAACTACTCAATTTATTTGAAAAATGCTGGATATAATTTTGTGTATATATCCCCAGATGGAGGCACTTCTGGAGTAACTATCAATCTGACAACTGGGGCAACAACTACCGCAGGTTCAGTAACTGCCGCAGCTACAAGTGTTGGTAATGGTTGGTGGAGGGTTTCTTGTCTAAGTTCTGTCACTACAAATACCATACGCGTTTATCCAGGTTCTACGACTGCCCCAGAGTCTTTTACGGGTGATGGGACATCTGGAATCTACGCATGGGGCGCACAACTCGAAGACGTCACCGCCCAAACCACGCAGACCGCAGGGGAGTATGTGAGTGTTGGCGTCGAGTCTGCCCCCTACTAC